TTACTGTCCTCCACTGAAAAGAGAACTTAAATCTGCATTGGGGTCTCCCTGCTCAGACTCGTTCTTAGGTTCCGAGTTACCGCCTTCGGAAGCTCCCAACTTACTAGCATGTTCATGCGCTTCGGCTGCTGTGGCATGTTCCGCTTCATGCATGTGGCCGTCTTTGTGATGAGAAATAACCTTGTGCTTGCCGTTCTCGTGATCATGGTGTACTGTCACAGTGTGTGCTGGTCCATGTTCAGCGACTACTTCCTCTGGAGATACACTTTCTCCATCAGCTTCGGTGCGAGGTTCTTGATCGTTCTCGCTATGTTCAGGTGCAGAGTTTCCTAAATTCATAGCTTTAGTTTTGCTTGTGTCGCCTATACTAGGTTGTGATTTCTTAGAAAACCCAGAAGCATTTACTCTTGATTTTGCACTTGGTTCCGAAGTTTCGCTCTCGGTTTCCTTAATCTTGGGTTGCTCTGTTTCCTGAGGATGAAACTCATCGTACTTTTTGGCTCTAAAACCTGATCCAAATTTTCTCTTACCGTCTTTACTCTGGAACGCCATCGTAATCTCCTATAGTTCTTTCTTCAGTCGTTCAATGACGGCTGCTTTGGTCTTCTCTACAAAATCTAAGCATTCTCCGGGCATTTGTGGAACCCATCCAGCGCGTTGCGCCAGAGATTTTTCTTTAGGCTCGTATGCTATGCATATTTTGTAGCCATTCTCTGCCTTATGAATATTCACATGGCACACTTCGCCAAGTTTTTCTTTTTCTTCTGCCATGCGTTTTCCTTTTTAAGTAACGCTAGGTACTGGCTTCTTAGTTGCTTCTTCTTCTACCAATTCCTTAGCGTAATTTTCTTCTGTTTCCCGCTTATACCTTTGCCAACTTGTCTCTTCTGGTGGAATAGAAAAGTCTATTCCAAAGTTTGGTTTCTTAGGTGTATCACTTGGTGCTCGGAGACCTGCCTTGGCATCATACATAGCAATGCGAGAAAGTAGTGCCGCTTTCTCTGCCCTCAATTCACCAATTACTTGGTCTTTGTCGAGGCGCATACGTTCTACATCTGCTCTCGCAAAAAGTATGTCTTGGCGAAGTTGTTCTACCAATGACGAGTAAAAAAGATCGTCAAAAAACTTCCTAATGCGAGAAGCAAAGCTTAACTCTTCGCTCATTCTGAGTCTCCTACTGTTGTGTCAACTTACTCACCCACACAGGCTGCTCTGGTGGTATGAATGTTACGGTCCTGTTCATGCGCTCTGCTTCCATCTTAAGTGCATAGAAGTGTGCGGCCAAAGGATCGGTCTTGGCAAGCATAGCAATCCTGTCTCGTATCTGATCATCTTGAGGTTTCTTCTTGTCAGAATGCTGTCCCCACAAACCGAGCCTGAATCCGTCGTAGCAGTCGTCGGCCTTTGAGCCTTTTACTTTTAGTACATCATCTAAGTTGTCTGGGTCGCGCATTAGCGACGGTACAGACAATATGATGTCACGACAAGTATCCAGTATTACCAGTTCGCCTTTTTTCAGCATGTTGTACATCAACGATGCTGACCCAATACGGTCACGCGTACCTTGTGTAACTCCTGGCAAATTTAGTTTGCGTAATGCTCTGGAGTAATCATCAGCTGGAGAGTGACCTCGTTCTACTTGTGCAAATTTTTCGTGAGAAAAGTGAATCGACTTCAACTTCACAGGTTGACCGTTAGGAAGTTTACACTTTGCTGATATAAGCGAAGCTAATTCTTCGTAAGTCTTGCCGCCTGTGGTTACAATCTCTGCAAAACAAACTGTCTTTAGTCGGTAGTCGTTGGTATCAGAATATACAGAAGAGCGTACAAGCGCTTTCGTAAACAAATACGTTGCGTTTGCCGATCCAGAATTCTGAGAACCCATTCCCCAGTCTTCTCCGGCCCAGACTGGTTGCCAGTCCTGCCAGATAATTGCTTCTGGGTCTTCTCTCAAATTCACTACGTGGTAGTCCTCCGACCAAATGTCGTAGTACTGACCTTCAAATTTTCCGTCCAACCCAAGAAGCTCTTTGTCTCTCTTTGCTTTGGGTAGGCTATTGAGACGAGTAAGGATCGCAGGGTCTCTTATTAGGAGTTCTGGGTTGTTATAAACTGTAGTACGTTGATATGCGTAGTCTACTGGATTATAGATCAGTCTCCACTCGCCTGCTTCTTCTACCCACCATGTTCCGTTGGTCTCGTCTTTACGTGCACCTTCAGGTTTATTCCATGGCTCTTTCTGCACGAACACTGTTCGGTAAAACTCATAGAACGGCCCAATTGGGTTAGTACAACCGACCATAGCTGGGATCGGAAGGTTTCCAAATTCATCTTCTTCACAACCTGCATTAACGGTGTTACGTGTATACAGACGCATCCAAGCGTCCGGCGAAAATTGTCCGCACTCATCTACTATGATAAACGGATATGCTTGTCCCAAGTATTGCGCCAGATCTCGTTCCTTATTGTGTTCACAATGTCCAAACACAACGCGTGACCCATTCTTAAACGTCATAATGTGACGAGAAGAATCGTAGGTAAAAAGTTCCTTAGGTATAAATTTTCCGCACGTAGCATCGTGAATTGCACCTGAGTCCAATTCTTTGAACGTACGACGCAGAACTAAGATGTCACACTTGGCAAAAGTGAGGCAGTAATGCATCACGCCGAACATAAGCCATCCTAAGGTTTTACCGCCTCTGATACCTCCCACGCTTAAGTTTTGGGGGGCAGCCGGTTCTATGAACACCTTCCCACCCTTGCGTGGCACCGAGCGTAAAAGTTCTGTCTGCGCTGGCTGAAAACGAAATACTTTGTTTAAGTCCAGTGTCCCATCAGCGTTCAAGTACGCAGGTCGTTCTTGTGTTTCCTTGGTCACTTTTCGTGGCACTGAGTTGCCTCTCTAATTCTGTTGCACAACCTCAGCGTCTACGAATGCAGGCTTTTTAGGTTGTTCAATTTGTGCTTTTGCTTTGTTTATCAAATCGGCTGGCGGCTGAATCAACACAAACTTAATTGTATTTCCGTCCTTCATTGCTTCTCTGTCTTCGTCAGATTTTGGTTCGGTTCCGAGAAGCCGCTTAAGTACTTTCTCATAAGCCAGTACCGCAGCTGTTAACTTCTTAGGGTCGTCGTCTACTTTACCAAGAGCTATGTCAATCATGTATTGAGTCATAGCGTCGTATTGACTGACGGTTACAGGTTTACCGTCTATATCTATCGTATCTTTTCTTTTTCTTAGGAGAAGAAGTCTTCCGCGTCTGGTCAATTCGCGGGAACTGGTCATCGTCTTTTCTTTCTTGACGAATTGTCCCTTTTCATTTTTGAGTCTGGTACTAAAAGTAACACCGTCTGAGTTCCTAACTACCAACTCAGTTGGTTTCTTAGGTTCAGACGGTGTATTTTCTTTGCTGATTTCCTCAGCCATACTTCCTCGCTTATTTCTTGGCTTGCTGTGCAGCTTGAACCTGAGGGTTAATTTTGAAAACATTTTCGATGTTGTCAAAAATCATCGTAGCTTTGTCGATGGTATATTTCTTCACCAAAGTTTCAATCTGTTCTGAGTACTTCTTAGTTGCAACCTCAGCTTTACCCGACGCTTCCTTCATCTGAACCTGGAGGTCACGTATCGTAACCTGGGCTCGAAGGAATTCAGTTTCGGCATCCCGAAGAACCAATTTTTCCTCGGCTGCAATTTCAACGCGAATGCGTTGTTCTACTGCTGCCTCAACCTTCTTAACTTCACCTTCCACGGCTGCTTCTGCTTTTTCTACCAGTGTATCTGTCATCTGAGTCTCCTTGTGTTTTTTGTTTTGTTACGTCAGTCCAAAAACTTACCAAATTCCGTTGAACGCCCCCGCTTTCGCTAAGCGTTTCATCTCAGATTGGAACGGACTGTTAGGGTTCCTATCTTCACAATCTGCTTCAGGTAATGCAACATGCACAATTTCGTGGAGCAAGTCCGACGCTCTGTGCCGCATGTTTGATGCTGGCGTTTTTCTTATCACAATGATCGGGGGGCGATCCTCGTAAAAATAAGTCACCGCGCAAGTACTACGATGCTTCCCGTCCTTTGTGTTCACTTTGTCTAACTTTGGCGCATAGTACAATTTCACACCATCAGGCAATTTATTCCCAAAGAATTCTCGGTTGTAGTGGTTGTACAGCTTGGCCAAATAAGAAGAGGCACGCATTGCAAAGTCTCCATCAGGCCCACCGCTTTCGCTTTCGAGCAAAATAGAGCGAGGCACGATGCTTAACCGCCTCTGGGTATTTACAGCAACAAAAAAGGGACACGCCTTTTTCGGGCGTATCCCTTATACGTTTTCTAATATGACCCCGTTGCAACTCTTCGCGCCAGTACCGGATCAATGGTTGGTAGCGAAGTTGATCTTGTTGCTTTTGTGCACAGGCGCGACGGGTTGCTGCGCCTTATTGCCCATTTAGCCGGGTCCAGCTTATGGCGGTTTCGTTATACCCTCGCTCCGTTGCCCGAACCTGTGACCGGCTAACCGGATCAACTCTCGGGACGGCTTGTAGAAGTGAACGCCTCCAGCCGGGACCATTTACATGGTGGGGCAATAGGTGGTTTCATTTCTACTAATGAACCGGGAAACGCGGTGCGTAACCTCTCAGCTGACGCGGCGCGACAGCCTAGTTCAATCTTGCAGTATCTCTGGTTTGTTTTCCTAGTATACCACAAAAACCTTTACTTATTTGGCTGGCTCGGTAGGATTCGAACCTACACCCTACGCATTAACAGTGCGCTATCCTGCCAATTAGACGACAAGCCAGTGTTTTGGCTTAATTATTTTCTCTTAGCCGTACCCGAAAGGGGCACGGCTGTGTATGACTTCGTTTCATAAATTTTGTGCTCCTCATCTGGTCGGCGTGGAGAGATTCGAACTCCCAGTGCGCTTAAGCTCTCGCTTCCAAAGCGAGACGGCTCCCAACTACCGTTTTACACACCGTTAAATTTTTTGTTTCTCAATTGGGGTGATCGACGCGGATCGAACGCGCAACGACCGGAGTCACAATCCGGCATTCTGCCAATTGAATTACGACCACAAGCTGTGACAAATATTGTGACTCCCCGCTCACGCGCCTGGAATCCTAGGGTTGTTTCTTTATGCGTTGTAAACAACAATCAACATCTTAAAAATCTGTGAAATAAGCCACTAAGCGCCGTCACGCATAGGCTCATTCCTGAAGACGGTACTTCACATCTCAACCTGCGGCTTACGCTCTGAAGGCTACGCAGTGGTCTTTCGATGCAAATATCATAAACGCACAGTGGTGTGCTGTGCTTCTACGCTTTCAATCGCGTAAGAATTGGTTGATGAACTTAGAGCGCCAGGTACGCTGAGAGAAAGAGATGTTAAAAGTGTCGTGTACCCGTTGCTCTCTAAGGTCATCAGCCTAAGCGCGTACCCGAGACGTGGGGAAAGGAGTAACCACGGGGTACGCGCTCAGCGTTGTCGTGTGTACGACAGAGGAAGGACTATGAATACAAGTATACACCCTACCAATGCGTTTGTCAAGGGAAAAAGAACAAAACCAACTGCCACTACGGTAGTGGCAGTTACCTTTTACGATTTTCCTTGACTTCCGGGGTTGGCGGGTATATAGTAAGAACATGTATCCCCGGCAACTATACTACACATATAGGTAAACCTAAGGAAAGTGTTTAGAATGAACAACTTATAACACAAACACAGATAAACCTATGCTCAGGTGACCTAAGTGGGGACCTGAACTTGTATATTCCACATTCGAAAAGCAAGGAAAAATGAATAAAAATGAGAACCCCTGACTCTGTGAGCCGTAGTAGGCAAAAATCAGCCAGCCAAATTAAAGTGTGGGAACAAAAATTATTAGAAGTACAAATTAGCCGGAGACTTGGTTTGCCGGGAGCCACTGAGCAACTGGCTTTTTGTGAGCAGCAATTGTTCAAACTACGAAAAGAGTTAAGGAAATCTAAGACCAAACAACTAGCGTGGAAGTCTTGGGGTTTCTCCAAGTGAAATGGTACACTATCAGTGGAAAGGAAATAAATGCTAGAACGTGCGCTTCGTCCTTTGGTAATCTCAGAGCTAAAGCCTCCAATGAATATTTCCCTTGTCACTGACGAGCAGGGATTAGAGGAGTTGAATGCTTGGCTTCTAAATAAAGCAACAGTTGAAGTTGAGCCCATGGTGGGCATTGATTTTGAAACAAACGTTGTCCATGACTTCTACTATCGTTTTGCTCGTACACTTCAAATTGGCGATAAACACAAACAGTTTGTAATTGACCTTCTTGCATTGTGCAATTGGAATACTGATCTTTTGACAGAAGTACAAGGCCACTACGGAGCACATGTTGAGAAAGCTCCGCTACTCGTGAAGCTGTTCTCCATCATTGATCCAGTTGTCTGCACTAATAAGTTTTTGAAGGTGGGGCAGAACCTCGGTTTCGAGTACAGCGTGTTCAACTGGAACTTCGGTCGGAGAATCTGGCATCTATACTCGACAGACATGGCAGAGCGTGTGATCAAAGCTGGAACCATAGCTCTGAAGAAGATGGCAGAATTCTCCATGGCTGCAATCGTTGCTCGGCTCTTTGGAGTAATCGTTGATAAGACCGAACAAGAAACTTTCGACCTAAAGACCCCTCTCACACAAAAGCAGATCGAATATGCGGCATTTGACATTCGTATGCCGTTTGCAATACGAGAAGCTCAGGTCAACGCAATGACTGCGGATCAGTTGCTAACCGTAGCGCAGATCGAGAATGATGCCATAGGAACGTTTGTAGACATGCATTTGGTAGGGCAGAACCTCGATGACGAGCGCTGGTTAAAACGTATTGAAAAAACTATCGAGGAAAGAAAAGAGCAGCTTCGAACTCTGGATGAAGGTTTCATACCAATTGTGGGCCGAAAGAACGAACAGATAGACGAAGAAGAAATCTCTCGGCGCTATAAAAAGTGGAAAGAAGACTTTGAAGAGGCTACACCAGAGGAAATGCGTTTAGCTGCTCTCAGGCGAGACACTAAAGACAAGATCAAGAAGGCAGAACTTGGTGAGATACTGAAAGCAGAGGAACAAAAGAGAAAAGATGAAAAAGCAAAAGCACGTACTGCACACAGCGAGTTAAGTAAAGTAAAAACAAAAACGCTGAAAATTATAGACAAGTGCGCGGGCGAGGCTTTCTTAAACTATGGATCACAACCACAGCTCATGGCGGCTTTACAAAAGCTACCTGGGATGAAACGCATATCAGATACGACGGATGACACGCTTCTGCGTTTTAACGACCGCCCTCTGATCCAGACCTTAAGAAAATTCAGAAAAGGAATGAAGGGCACCGGAACGTATGGTGTATCGTGGACTCAGCGCTGGATAACCAAGGCTTCCAAAGAAGAAGGCTGGCGACACCCCTGGGATGGAAGGCTGCACTGTATCTTCAATCAGTTGATGGCAGAAACAGGACGAACGTCCTCAGAAAAGCCCAACGGACAAAACCTTCCGAAGGACCCCGACGTTCGTGCTTGCTTTATTTGCGACCCTCCAAATGAGAACATTCGCATTTCGTTGTGTTGCGAGGAAGAGACCACGAAGTGTGGAGACGGTGTTTACGTCTGCAACAAATGCAAAAAACTTTGTGAAACAAAACCAGAGGAATACTGCATTATCACAATTGACATGTCGGGGGCAGAGCTGCGTATCATTGCGGTTCTGGCAAACGCCCGGTCGTGGATTGAAGCTTTCAACAAAGGCTGGGATGTTCACTCAGTATCTACTGAGATTCTATATCCAGAAAAGTGGCCTAGCTTAACTGAGCCAGGTTGCGCGTACTTTGCTCTGGACGACAAAGGACAACCAAAGCGGAAGAAATGTAAGTGTAAAGGCCACATAGAACTGCGCGACGGTACCAAGGCTGTTAACTTTTTGCTTTGTTATGGTGGAGGCGCAGACGCACTAGCTGACGCTCTAGGTGTCACTCTAGATGCTGCCAAAGAATTGATGGCTCTGCACGAGAAGAAATTCCCAGATGTATGGAGTTTCCTCAGGCAGTCCGGTCTGTTGGCTGTGGAAAGAAAAGAAGCGCGTGACATGTACGGTCGCCGGAGAAGTTTCCCTGACCCTACTTGGCAAGGTGCAAAGGAATTCTTCATTGAGTACAACGAGGAGCGTTTAGAACTAAGCGATGAACAAATAGAGCTTCAAGTTTTTAATTTCAAAGCGAAGAACCTAAGGGAACCAAACAAGGAGGAACTATGGAAGCTTTCACATCGTGAACCTACGACCGCAGAAATTGGGCGTGGCATGTGGGGACTCAAAAGTAGAGTTGAACGACAAGGAAAAAATCACCCAATTCAAGGAACCAACGCTTCGATGATAAAGAGAGCCATGGGCTGCGGGTTTGACAAAGACGGAAAACCGTACCTCTGGCACACTCTGCTACAGTTCAAGGCTCGTATTCAAGCTATGATTCATGATGAACTGCTTATTCATTGCCCTCTGCGTTTTGCAGAGAAGGTAGCTGCTCTGGCTGGAGATGCTTTTAAGCGGGCAGCTGCGGAAGTGATGAAGGACATCGTGATCATGGAGAATGATTATCACATAAATAAGCACTGGGAAAAGTAATTAGAATAGGAGAAACATGGCGTACTTAAACTGTCCCTTTTGTCCAGCGCAAGGTTTTCCTTTGGTGCTTGAAGGAGACCTGGTGGTTTATAACATCATCGGGTATGGACCCGTAGTTAAATATCGTTGTATTTCAAATCATGAATTTTATGTAAACACGGAGGATGTAGATGGGAGTAGAATACTTGCAG